TCATACTATAGTCTGAAGTATAAGTTTTGATCATTGTCTGGCTTGCCTTACCTAGCGTAAAAGGCGGTAATGAATAGTCACCATGCACATCCAGCTTTGATTGTGGATTTGTTGTGCCTATGCCGAGATATTGACTTTGATTAGTCAGCCAAGTTGCTGATCCGTCATTCGTCCAGTAGCCGCTATTTGTTTTAAAAAAACTATCCAGCTGAACTATAGTGCAGTGAAAAGTCTTATTTACCGAACCATTATGACCCGTAGAGTCCATTGATATGATAAAAATCGTACTGCTATCCACGTGCGTTGTTCTTGGCCATTGAGATATTGGCTTTTGCCCAAAACTCAGCTGCACTATCAGCAAAACCACAAATATTAAAATCAGTCTTTTCATTTTATTCTCCCGTTATTATTTGTCCATTTTCTCCGCTTATTCCTATACCATCCTCGCCGCTCAATCCTGCAAACTCAGCTATTAATAAATTCACCACATTACTCACTATATTCCTGTCGTGAGTTGCCACCCATCTCATAGCGTATACTTGCCCTGGTGTCAGGCTTATATTAGTAGCCAATATCACATCATAGATATCATCGTTATCCTGAGCTGTAACATCGGTCAAATCCTGCCAGTCGCCATTTATTACAGCCTGCAAGGTATAGACCCTGTCTGCCGCATACGTATGACTTCCAGTAGTATCTATTTTTCCTGACATTTTTTATACCCGTACATAGTGATACAATAGCACGCTCTTTGGTCTTGTCTCTACCCCTCCGCTGTCTTCGGTATACGATGGCTGCTGCAAAGCAGGGTTCGGATTTAAGCCTCCCATTTGCGTAGTATTGGCTATATCTATCACCCCATAACCAAAACCACTATTACCACCCGCTCCTGCAAACGGAATTCTCGTATAATACACATGATTATGCGTACCTAGCAAATCATCCTCTAACGCTCCTTGCACTTGATTCGGATCAATACCCGTATTGCTGTCATTCAGTGATCTTATATACCTTCCCCTCCAGTCTGGTAGACGGAACGTTGTAGTTCCATTACCCTTGCTATACCTTCCTGTGTTGCTCGTCCATGCAGATTCATCTACTATCAAAGTATTAACCGCAATATTTGAATTTAAGTACGCCCAAAGTCTCGGATAGTCCTCGCGCAATACAGTTTGACCTTTCAGCTGAAGTAGTCCGTTGACCCCTACATCTCCCAACTGAGCCACTATCTGACCAGTTTGATCCATTGCTGCGTCCTTGCTTATTACTACCCATTTCGTCAATGGGGTGGACTGATACAAAGGCACCAAAGTCATACTTTCGCCCGGCATCAAAACCACATAATCTAACGGAGTTGCACCTGAGTTTATGAATCGATGACCATTCACCAGTACATCAGCACTGGCTTTATATATTCTCCACGGTCTAATATTGATATTGGTTATTACCAAATGATAAGGAGCCGAACGGCTCAAAGACGGCAGAGTTAATTCTCCCACCACGCCAGCCACATCCACCGAAAGCATTACCATCTTACCCAAATCGGTATCAGGCATTGTTTGAGATGAATCGTAAACGACTATATCGGAAAAAGCACCACCTCTATTCATCAGGTATTGCTGATTCCACCACAGTTGAGCCAATGGTATATTTGAGATACCTATATCACCGGGTATTGCATTATTGCCTTGTACGGGATCGGGGTATTGAAGTAAATTTACATCTATCGGAGCAGTCCACGGACCGTTACCATATGCTGGATCATCGGATATGTGTACCCATGTGTTATTAGGCATTTCTTAAAATTTATCGCTTGCGCAAATTTACTAATTATACTACACTAAAATACTAATTTATTGACATTGTTCTGTTGGTAAAAGGGGTAGCTTGCGCCACCCCTTCTAAACATAAAACCAACATGAAAAACTTAGTAAGGAACTATGTCCACCAATCGGCAAACCGTCCGTTTATATTTATTGATTAATTTTGTCAAGTCGTCCAGTTGTCCGCTAGTCAAAGTACTGTATACAGCCGATGGTATTTGCACTTCAAAATCATACCAGCCATATCCATTATAGGTATATGTCCCATTGTATAGGTGAAGACCATTGTATATTATCCCTCCAAGATTATCATTCACCCTTGCATCCGGTATACCTGCTACCACTTCCAGCGCAGTTATAATCCCGATATTCTTGCCTCTTTTATCTTTCAGATAAGAAGCCTTTTTGAGTATCCTTCTCTTGTCAGCAGGCGAGTTACAAAAATACGACCCCGCATATCCATCCATGCCGTTTTCCCACATCAGCGCATCCAGCACAGATTCAGGGCAGGTATCGTATAGATGTGTGAGTATTGCATCCGATGGCAGTTCATTTGATATCTGCCTACACAGTGTTTCAAATACCGCGAACTCCGGCACGCTACTTATTGTATCTGGCAGCAAACTTCTTCCCATTATCTTTTATTTTATCCTTGATTATATCCGGTTACTGTCACTACAATATTGGTGCATACTGCAAACTTATTCGAATCCACTATGATGTCCGAAAACGCCCCGAAATCAGGATTGTAGACTACGTTGTCTATCTTTGCTAGTTTTATCAACTCACTCAGCAAAATATCTGTACCTAATTTCAAAGCCGATTTTGTCAAATAGGAAGTTAGTGCAGCTTGTACTGTATTTATAGCATCTGTAGCATTCTGACCCGCGTATAAAGTCAGCCCACAGCTTACCGTATAGTTTATCCTCGTTGGACTATGCGCTACTACTGTATCGCACAGTTCTTTTACATCTACCGATGTACAAGCAGTCACCACATCCGCCAGTATGGCTGAAGATGTGGTTTGCAGATCATTCATTAGTACAAATATATCCGCTTGCCCTGCGTACAGGCTCGTCACATACACATCTATGATTGATGAACTTACCGAATAGGTCAAAAATTTATATCCGTCATCCGTACCCGGTTTTTGATCACTGCTATTACCAAGTCTGATACGTAGTCTATACGCATCGTCTGATTCTATATCTGCCCCTCCAGAGGTTTGCGCTGCGTTCGCTGCACTGTTCAGATATGGTTGAGGATCCAATATCTGTGTTATTGTTGCCGCAGCATAGCCATTACCTACAGCCCCCGTCACGTCACACGTAGCTGTCACATCTATCGTGTTTATCCCAAGTCCCACCACTGTATCAGCATCTAGTGCAAAAACCGCTTTGCCGTCTACGCTTGCTATCCTTGTCCCCGCAGGAATTGTCAAAGTGCCATGTCCCGGCACTAAATTTAGCGTCAATGTAGTCACCGCTGCACTCGCTGGTAGTCTCGGTACATTTTTATTATCTCCTACATAGTCCAACTGAGCACCCTGAGCAAAAGCAACTAAGGTGTCCAGCACGGCACTATTTATCTCGCTGATATTGGTCACTTTCAGATACTGAAGCATCTTTAGCATAGCATACATAGGATCACCTTCATATAAGGTATATCCTGTCAGGTTATACGGATTACTTTGTATCAGCGACTCAAATCTAGCTTTCAAATCCGTCCATATTGCATCAGGATCATTTGTTACCACTATTGGCGGGTTAGTTAAGTCTAAAGCCATATTCTATATATTTACAGTTGTTGTATCGTTTGTTGCCAAATCCACGTAAGTCAGACCTATACTTATTTGACTTTCTTTTATCACTGGTACCACAGATTTAACCTTGACTCTGGTTTCCCACGTATTAATTACATCGCTCACGTCTCGTATTATATCTAGTTTGGTTTCAGACAGAGGCTTATCTAAATATCCCGGCACCGGACTTTCCACCAAACTCATTGGAATCTCATACGGTTTTGTCATTATCAAGCACTTGATATTCTGCTTGATAGCATCGCCACCCATTAGCCATTGCCTCGGATTTTTTATGTCTACCGCGTAATACTTTTCTGCCATCTTTTAATGTTTAAAATTTTGGTTTCCCATATCCTCAAAATTCCACTGCACGCCCTGTACAGCCGTGTTAAATGCTGAAGCTCCCGCAGGTCCACTAGCCGCCGTACTTGTCCCCACCGCTGTCAATCCAGCGCTTACAGCCTGCGTCAGCGTATTTACGTTTTGCATTATCAAGTTCTGATTATCCACTAGTTTTTGGAGAATAACCATTGCACCGTTCTGTCCTCCGTTTATCTCTACTTTCACATCGTGCGTATCATTATCAATACTAGCTTTATGTCCCGACCTATCATATTGCATACGGGTCTTATCTTTAAACAACCTTCCAAATAAATCCTCACCCGATCCGTCAGGTTTGTTATTATCATCATATATCCCTCCAAGCACTACTCCTGTTTCGCAGTTTTTATCTACCAAGCACACTACAAAACTGTTTACGTCTACATGGTCGTAGCTTTTATCCTCCTTCACACCCATATAGAGTATAGGCAGCGGATGACTTACAAAGCCATCGCCCAATTCAGGAATCGTCACAGTCACCGTTCCGGTTGCCGTATCCTGATCACTCACGTACCCATATCTTATGTATAGACCTGTCATTTTACGTATCTCCCGTTTATTGTCGGCCACTTAGACTGAGCCACATCATCTACATAGTGCCCGCCTCGTCCTGTTGCTACTACTTTTGCTTTAGGTTTCAGTGTTCTGAGTGCCACAGTTATCTGTTTCATATCCAGTTCAGTCTCCCATCCGCCACTGCTATCGAGATTATGACTTACATCAGTTATTGTATATAGACCACTGTATAAACCAAAACCT